GCAGGAGGGACTCAATGACCGGAATTGAGATCTTGGAAAGTGCGGCGCTACAAGCTTTCAAGCCGCCGAAGAAGCTCAGCCTTAGTGAGTGGGCTGACGAGTATGCGTTCCTCAGCGCCGAGTCAAGTGCAGAGGGCGGGCGTTGGCGAACCCTTCCATATCAGAAAGGGATCATGGACGCGATCACCGACCCAAATGTTGAACAGGTCACGGTGATGAAATCAGCCAGGGTCGGATACTCCAAGATCCTGAACCACGTCATTGGGTATCACATCCACCAGGATCCAGCTCCGATCATGCTGGTCCAGCCGACGATTGAAGACGCGCAGGGCTACTCAAAAGAGGAAATTGCTCCAATGCTTCGAGACACACCTTGCCTTCGTGGCTTGGTGAGTGAGGCGAAGGCAAAAGACGGAGCGAACACGATTTTGCAGAAGCAGTTCCCTGGCGGAACGCTCAGCTTGGTCGGTGCCAACTCGCCTCGTGGCTTTCGTCGTGTCAGCAGACGGATCGTTTTGTTTGATGAGGTCGACGGTTACCCGATGTCGGCTGGCGCCGAGGGTGACCAGATCAAGCTGGGGATTCGACGGACTGAGTACTACTGGAACCGCAAGATCGTCTCGGGCTCTACGCCGACGGTCAAAGATTTCAGCCGCATTGAGCGGATGTACAACCAGTCGAACATGATGCGCTACTTCGTGCCATGTCCCGACTGCGGACACATGCAGTACTTGAAGTGGCCAAACATCAAGTGGCGCGACGATGATCCGTCGACGGCAGCTTATGGCTGTGAAAAGTGCGGGGTTTTGATTCCGCACTCAAAAAAGAGGTGGATGGTTGAGCGCGGGGAGTGGCGAGCTACTGCACCTGGCAACGGCAAGCATGTTGGCTTCCATATTTGGGCTGCATACAGCTATTCACCGAATGCCGCGTGGTCGAACTTGGTGGAGGAGTTCATCGATGCCAAGCACGACGCCGAGCAGCTGAAGACATGGGTAAACACGATTGCCGGCGAAGTCTGGGAAGACGAGTACGCCAGCAAGATGAGCGGGGAGTCCCTTCAGCAGCGAGCAGCAGAAGAGAAATACAAGCAGGCAGTGCCTCCGGCCGAGGTTTTACTTCTTACGGCTGGTTGTGACTGCCAAGACGACAGATTAAGCATGTCTGTTTGGGGCATTGCTAGGGACGAGGAGATGTACCTCGTCGATCGAATTGTCTTGCATGGCTCGCCTTCAAGAGCTGAGGTTTGGGCTCAGCTTGATGAGGTGCTTCAGAAGCCTTACGAAACAGAAGATGGCAGGCAATTAAGCATTGAGGTTTGCTGCATTGACTCTGGCGGACACCACACGCAGGAGGTTTACCAGTACGCGCGTGAGCGCGCATCTATGGGTGTGATCGCGATCAAGGGCATGGGCCAAAAGGGCAAGCCGCCTTTGAGTAAGCCAAGCAAGGTTGATGTCAACAGCAAAGGTCGTGCGATCAAGAATGGGACTCAGCTATTTGGGGTTGGCGTTGACACAATCAAATCTTTGCTTTTTGGGCGCCTAAAGCACAACGATCCTGGCCCTGGATACCTGCATTTTTATCCAACTGTTGGGGCAACATATTTTCAGGAGCTCACAGCCGAAAGGCAGATCCTTCGTTATAAAAATGGCTACCCACAGAGGGTCTGGGTCAAGAAAAGCGGCAGCGCCAATGAGGCGCTAGACGAAATGGTTTACGCCTATGCCGCTTTGCACCGTTTGTACCAGAAATATGACCGCAGAAGTATCTGGGATCAGTTTGAGCGTCGTAATGAGCCTAAACAAGCGCCTCAGCTAGGATCAAAGCAGCAAAAACGGCCTAAACGCCGTAATTTCGTCCAAAGCTGGTAGTTCCGTGAACATTCCAAGCGAGATTCGGGCCGGAAGCACAATCAAGTGGCGAGATGATCCCGCCACTGATGTTTTCGGCAATGAGGTCACCAGCAGTGACTGGACGCTCAAGTACTACCTGAGGACGAATGCGGCCCCGAGTGGGCATACATCGACTGGCTCCGCATACTTGACGGGCTGGGAATTCACGATTTCAGCGACTGATTCGGCTGATTTTGTCGCTGGAGACTGGTACTGGGAAGCGCTGGCGACCAAGGACAGCGAAACGCTGGCACTTGGTTACGGCAAGTTGAAGGTCGAGGCTTCTCTTAGCTACTCAGGCATTCCAGGTCAGTTTGACGGGCGCTCGCAGGTCAAAAAGGACCTTGAAGCCATTCAGGCAGCCATCCGCACTTTGATCGCTGGAGGTGCGGTTCAGGAATACAAGATTGGCAATAGGAACTTAAAGAGATACGACCTGCCTGATCTTTTGCAGCTTGAGGCTCGTTATAAGGCTGAGGTCAAACGTGAGGAGCAGGCCGAGCTCATTGCCAATGGCCTCGGAAATCCCCGCAACATGTTCGTGAGGTTCAACTGATCATGGGTATTCGGACTCGCGTTATGGGTTTCCTTGGATTTGGCAAGCCAAATCCTCGTGTGATTCGCCGTGCCTACAACGGCGCGATGGTTTCTCGTCTTACCAGTGATTGGTTGTCGACGCAGGCCAGCGCTGACTCTGAGATCAGGAACAACCTTCGTCGCTTGCGGGATCGCTCCCGCGAGATGGTGCGGAACAATCCGTACGCTCGACAAGCCAAGCGAACGACGCAGATCAACGTCATTGGCACCGGCATCAAGCTGCAGTCCCAAGTCCTTCAGCTGCGTGGGAACAAGCGTGACAACCGGATCAACGACGAGATTGAGGCCAAATGGTCTTACTGGACAAGGGCCGATAGCTGTGATGTCTCTGGTCGGTACAGTTTCCACGACTTTGAATGGCTCGCTGTTGGAGCCATGTGCGAAGCAGGTGAAGCCCTGTTTCGGATCATTAGGCGCCCATTTGGTGAATCAAAGGTGCCGATCGGGCTTCAAATGCTCGAAAGCGACCTTCTGGATGAGTCATACCAAGGCCCGACTTCTGGAAGGAACAACGAGTGGCGCAACGGAGTCGAAGTCAATGAGTGGGGGCGTCCACTTCGATACGCGATCCTGACTCGTCATCCAGGTGACACTTGGTTCCAAGGCACGCCTGCGCCGAATGTCAAACATGTCTTCTTGCCTGCTGATGACGTAATTCATTTGTTCATGCCCGACCGTCCGGGCCAGAACCGTGGGGTGCCTTGGTTCCACAGCGTTATGGCTGACGCTCATCAGCTGCAGGGCTACGAGGAGGCAGCAGTGATCCGAGCTCGTGCTGGGGCCAGCATTATGGGCTTCATCACGAACAACGAAGGCGAAATGATCGCCGACGACGTGGAGAACAGCCAGCGGATTGCAGAGTTTGAGCCTGGGACCTTCCGTTATCTTTCGCCTGGGGAGCAAATCACTGTCCCTGACATTCATTCACCGGACCAGCAGTTCGAGATGTTTGTCAAAAACAAGGTGCGGCGATTCGCGTCTGGTTTTGGTTGCTCTTATGAGACCCTTAGCCGTGACTTCAGTGACACCAACTACAGCAGCAGCCGTTTGAGCCTGCTTGAGGATCGCGAGCATTGGCGTGTTGTGCAGAAGTACCTGATCGACAACCTTCACATGAGGGTTTATCGAGAGTGGCTCAAGCTTGCTGTACTTAGTGGTTATTGCAACTTCCCTGACTACGAGCTGCGTCCAGAGCGTTACGACAATCCGCGTTGGATGCCTCGTGGCTGGAGCTGGGTTGATCCACTCAAAGAGGTCAAGGCTTATCGCGAAGCTGAGCAGGCCGGCTACATGACCAAGGCTCAGATCATTGCCTACTCCGGCGGAGACTATGACGACAACATCAATGAGCTAGCCCGTGAGCAGGAGCTAGCTGCTGAAGCCGGCGTCAAACTAGACAAGGATCTGGACTTGAGTGACGAAGGCATTCAGCTGGAGTTAATTCAGCCAGAAGAAGCCCAGCCCACCCGTAAGCGCAGAAATGGCAAACATCAACGGAGTTGAGATCGACCTCACGCCTAATGAGGGCATGAGAGTGGAGGCTCAGCGTTATCGCGACTGGAAGGCTGATGGCGAGGCTGGTGGCACTGAAGTTGCTGCTCGTCGAGCCAGTCAAATCCTGAGTGGCGATGAGCTGAGCCCTGATACTGTCATCACGATGTCTGCTTGGTTTGCAAGACACGAAGTTGACAAACAAGGGCAGGGTTTCAGCTCAGGTGAAGACGGATACCCCAGCAAGGGAAGAGTGGCTTGGGCTGCTTGGGGCGGTGATGCAGGCAAAAGCTGGTCAGACGCAAGAGCCAAAAGAATTAAGGCGGCCGAAGAGCGCTCTGAGGTCATTGAGATGGAGCGGCCTTATCCAAATGAGCACGCTGCACGAATTGCCAATCCCGCTGAATTTGACGGATTTAGGCGATCGAATGATCGAGGAGGAGAAGGGATTGACTTCATCTTCGGAATTAAGGACGACGAAGATGGTGCAACGCTGCAGTCGATAAGATTCAAATTAAGCCGTTTTTCGGCTGCTGAAGCTAGACAGTGGCTTCGCGATAATGAATACGAACCTCTTGAGTTCGAGCCCGCCACCAACGAGAAGGCTATGCAACCCCAAACCGAAAGAGCAGCGCCTGACGAGCTAAGCGTCGGCGACTTTGCGTCTTGGAATACTCCTGGTGGCCGAGCCAGGGGCAAGATCACGCGAATTGAGCGTGATGGACAGATTGATGTTCCCGGTAGTTCTTTCACTATCAACGGAACTGCTGAGGACCCAGCCGCATTGCTCGCTATTTATCGCGACGGCGAAGAAACAGATATCTTCGCTGGGCATCGCTTCAGCACCTTGACCAAGATTGAGCCCATTCGCGAATTTGAGGCCGAAGAGCAGCCCACTCGTGAAGAGGAAGTTGCAAAGGAGCCGACTCGCAGCATGCTCAATGAGCGCATGCAGCGGACGGAGGCAACTGAAATCCGCAGCATTGACGAGCGGAGTTTTGAGTTTCCTTTCAGTTCCGAGTATCCCGTCAAGCGCTATTTCGGTGAAGAAGTTCTGAGTCACTCCTCTGGAGCGCCTGACTTCATGCGTCTCAATGATGGCGCCCCTTTCCTGTTCAACCATGATCCCGACAAAGTCTTGGGCGTGGTTGAGCGGGCTTACTTGGACGAGGACAAAAAGCGGGCTTACGCCAAAATCCGCTTTTCGCGCTCTGATTTCGCCAAGCAGTACCTAGATGACGTTAAAGACGGCATCTTGCGCGGTATTTCGTTTGGCTATTCCATTAATGACGTGGAGCAACGTGAAGATGGTGTTCTTGCGACTAGCTGGACCCCTCACGAATTGAGCTTGGTTTCGATCCCAGCCGACCCAACGATTGGAATTGGCCGGTCACTTCTTTCTGAAGAGCGGTCTATTCCTGAATCTTCTCAACCTGAAGACACTACTATTAACAACGAAGCTCCTGTTCAAGAACAGGAAACTCGTTCAGCGGTTCTGACCGCATCATCTACCCCCGCTCCTGCGATGGAAGAACAAACTCCAAACCTGGAGGTGATCCGGTCGGAGGCCAAAAAGGCTGAGAAAGACCGCGTTGCCGCCATCACTGCCCTGGGTGCTCAGCACCGCATGGCAGACCTGGCACGGCAGCTGATTGATGGAGACAACTCCCTCGATGAAGCGCGTGCTGCTTTCCTCGAAAAAATCGGAACCTCTCAAGTGGAACAGCCCATTCGCTCCACCGATGTCACCTCTAACGATATCGGCCTCTCCAATAAGGAAGTCAAGCGCTTTAGCTTCATTCGCGCTCTGAACTACCTGGCCAACCCTGGTGATCAAAGCGCTCGCCGGGAAGCCGAGTTCGAGATCGAAGTTGGCAACGCTGCTGCTAAGCAGTACGAGCGTTCTTCCAACGGCATCGTTGTTCCCAACGAGGTTCTGCGCCGCGACCTGAACGTCGGCACTGCAACCGCTGGTGGCAACCTCGTCGATGATGTTCTGCTCAGCGGCAGCTTCATCGAGCTGCTCCGCAATCGTCTTGCTCTGGCTCAAGCCGGCATGACCACCCTGAGCGGAATCAACGGCAACATCTCAATTCCCAAGCAGGGATCTTCGGCCACTGCTTACTGGGTTGGCGAGGGCTCTTCCCCCACCGAGTCCCAGCAAACCATCGAACAGGTCAACCTCAGCCCCAAAACCTGTGGTGCTTTTGTTGACTACTCGAGGAAGCTCCTGCTGCAGTCCAGCATCGACGTTGAGCAGATGGTCCGTAATGACCTCGCTCGCACCCTGGCTCTTGAGCTGGATCGTGTTGGCCTGAATGGCTCTGGTTCTTCCAACCAGCCTCTGGGCATCATCAATACCACCGGTATTGGCACCCAGACCATCACCACCTTCGGCACCTTCGCCGAGTACATCGGCATGGAAACCGATGTGGCCGTGGCAAACGCTGATGCTGGCGCTCTCCGCTACATCATCAACGCCTCTGCTCGTGGCGCTCTCAAGAGCACTGAGAAGGCTTCTGGCACTGCTCAGTTCGTCTACGAGAACGATCAGATCAACGGTTACCCCGTGACCGTGTCCAACCAGCTGCAGAACAACGACGCTCTGTTCGGTGACTTCTCGCAGCTGATCATGGCCATGTGGTCTGGTCTGGATCTGACCGTTGATCCGTACGCAGGTGCAACTGCCGGCACCGTCCGCATCATTGCTCTGCAAGATGTCGACTTCGCTGTTAAGCAGCCCGGCGCCTTCTGCTACGGCACCTGATCCAGGTAAACGTCACATCGTTTCTGACTCATGAAGGTTGAAATTCTGAGGCCAGTAATGATTTCCGGTGAGCCCGCTCTTGCGGGCTCCATTCTGGAAGTCAAGGACAGCGATGCCGTGACCCTTATTGGTCTTGGCAAGGCTGTTGAGTTCAAGGGAGAGGCTGCTGCTCCTAAAGCTGCGGTCCCAGAAAAGCCTTCTGAGGAGGAGGCGGAAAAGCCCAAGCCCACTCGACGGAGGACTAAGCAATGAGCGTCGGCAACACTCGCCGGTCAATGACCGCGCTTTCTTTTGCCCCCAATGACGTTGTCACCGCAACTGGCAACGAAACCGGTGTGGACCTTCAAGATTATGAAGGCGACATCACCCTGGTTCTCGATGCTGAGGCTGGCGGCTCTGGCATCACCTACGCGGTGAAGGTGCAGGATTCTGCCGATAACAGCACCTTCTCTGATGTCAGTGGCGCTGCCTTCACTACCACCACTGCCAACACTGCTCTCGTTGAGAGCCTTGTGCTTAACACCGATGAGATCAAGCGCTACGCGCGCGTGGTCATCACCGTTGCTGGTGGTACTGGCGCTGGCGCCGTGAGCGTTGTTGGACTGGGCTGCAAGAAGTACGCCTGATCCTGATTCGTTGCCCCCGCAATGCGGGGGCTTTTTCATA